CCCTTCTGCGGGTCTTTTGTATCAATGACTTTATGATAGTACAAGCGTCCATCGATGTACCACCGACGAAAAATGTCATGACCCTTCTCATTAAAATTAAGAAGTCGCAGAACTTCAGAGAATTCATTTCTGATGCGTCTTTTAATTTTATCAGGATAGGGTAAGTTTGTTAAATCAATGTTTACTGGAATATCATTTAGATTTGAAATGATACCTTCATTCACGATATCTTCAATCGCAGCATCACACTCCGATTGCATAGAAATATCTCTGTAACGACGAATGAGGTCGAGGTCAGAGCGTTCCCGTCCATCCGTATCTAGTACAGATGAAAAGAAACCTCCGCCAGCAACCTCAATTGCACCGTCATCAGGAGTGGGGTCCGTGAAAGTTTTCTCACGGGGCCCCACATCCTTTTGTGCCTTTTGAATCGAAAAGCCGAATAATTCTGCCATAATATTTTTGTCTCCTACGTTCTATTTAGTAGGATTAATATTAGGCACCCTCAAGACCAGCAACAATAGCTGGCAATCCAGCACCAGAAGTAACAAAGTGTTGATACCGCCATGTGCATTCAAATTCTTCAATAGAGTCCCTAGTTGCCATATCAAGAGTAATTGCAGAACCAGTTGTCGTTGGCCAAGCATTGATAAACTGATAAGTCTTTAGAATTGAATCATCACGATCTAGTTGATGAACAGTTAAGTCTGCCATATACTGAGCTGAAGTATTTACACCAGTATTTTCAGCAAAATCATTGATACCGTTTGACCAAGCTTCAATAGCATTTTTGACCATGAAGTCAGTATCATTAAGGAACGTGGTTGTCCAAGGATCAGGAGATGCACGATCACCAGCAACAAAAATCTGACGACCACGGAAATCCATTGTGATTTCACCTAGTGTACTTGATGGCAAAGTTGTTGCCTTACAAAGAAAAGATGTTCTACGATTATCCAGACCTGTCGCAATGCCAGGAGGTGTGTTGATCTCTACTTTGAATTGGTTGGGCCGGGCGCCCCCACCGATAATGTTAGCCCGGAAATCATCGATCATCGCCATGATTAACCTCCTACCTCACTAAAGCTTACCCCTGTACGAACAGCGATGAAGTTTAGTGTTATAAAGTTGATTGACCTAGCAGGTTTAATGAAGATGTCACCAATAAACTCGTTACGGTCAATGACCTCACCAGTATTATTAGTTGAATCGCACACCACCTTAAAGTCTGTGATACCTCTACGACCCTGCACATCCCGCAAGAAGGGTTCTACCAGATTACGGAACTGAGCCCTTGTGAATTCATCGTTGAACTCAAAGAGTTGGAACTTAGCAGCAGTGGCAATTGCCTTTTCAAGAACAAGGAACAGTCGGCGCACGTTAATGCGGTCAAATGCACTTGGGCGAGAAAGAGCAGTTTTGTCACCAAAGAGTGTAACACCTTGGCCGGGGAAATCAACAACTGGATTAATCCGTGCCTTGTAAAGAATGTCACGATCTGCTTTCTGTGGGTTGTAAGAGAGTTTAATCGCACTGCGAACACTACCGCGAGTATAACCCGCTGGTGAGAACCAAGGGTCTGCAACCATGTCTGTGTTTGCACAAAGACCAGCAGTATCACCGTTCAGTGGTACAAATCGATACACATCGTTGTACTTATCATACATGTACTTGTATCCACTATCGAATACCATGTACGAAGACGATGGGCAAGTATCAAATGCGTCTTTGACATTTTCTGTTGCAGTAATCGAAGATGTAACACCAACTGTTGCCGCACGATAAGGAGATACGAAACCAACGCAATCCCTTCGTAGTTCAACAAGGTCAGTAATCATTGTTACATGAGTGTCATGTCCAGCAATTGTGTCAGCAACAGCAGAACTTGGTCCACCCAAGATCAGATTTACATCAACATTTTCTGTGTCAGCAAACTTGTCATAAGCAAGTTCCTGTTCACCAGCAGTCACACTATAATCATCCGTTCCACCTGTCAGTGCAGAAACATCAACACCACTTACTAGTGTATAGTCCGTACCTGTTGCAATATCTGTACCCCAGTTAGAACCAGCGGCCAGATGATCCGTCCAGTAGATGAAACCAGAACTACGGAAGATAACATCTGCATAGTAGTTATTACCGCCCTGTGTAGTTTTTGCACTTGGATTTTTAGACATAGCGGGGAACACTTCGATAGCTGCCGCAGTGCGTTGTCCTTTAACATCAACATCAAATCCAGTGATGTCACCTGTTATATCGTAAACTGCAACGTGCAATTCATCCAGTTCACCGCGACCATTTGCAGTTGACCAATCGGATGTGCCCGGAGCCGCATCAAAGAGGTCACTGAAACGCCACCGACGACGAATGAGAGAGTTATCAGGAATAATCGTCTGAAGACCACCACCAGCAGGGTCATCAAGAACCCGAATTGTCAGAACTTCACCCGAAACAGCAGTAACTTCGTACTCTACGTTACCCGATTCTACTTTAGTGTGCCCCGCAGCAGCAGAAAACACCAAAGGAATATCGTTTGCAACCGTGATTGCTTTATCAAGGATAACAGCAGTCTGCGAAGTAACTGTGGCAATTTTAACCACCTCGTCACCATCAGAGATGCCTGCACCAAGAACACGTTGACCAACTGCAAGTGTCCCAGAAACACCATCAACCGTAAGGTTTTTAGATGGTACTGTGATTGCACCGTTAACGGTTGCAACAATAGCACTTGCTGTATAGAACTGGATGATATCACCGATTGCGATTGTAGCATCAGTTGCATCTTGATTATCAACTGTAACCTGTAATGCACCAACTGCAACCTCACCGTTAACTAGGTTAAGCGAACCAAGTTGTTGTGAAAATGCTCGGGCGCTAGGACAGATATCCACACCGATTGAGTTACCCCAAGTACCAGCGGTACGAGCAGCCCACTCACCGTGAGAACCTGACCCATCGGCAAAGGATGCTTCATAATGGTCATCGTCACGAATGAGGATACCACTGTTTGCACCAGCGTTTAATATGGCTGATTCTGAACGAATCACCCTGAGTGCGTCACCATACTGCAAGAAGTTTGCAGCGGTGAACCAAAACTCAAAATTTGAACTATTTGGCTTACCAAATGTCTGTAACAGCTGTTCTTCCGAATTAATTGCAGTAATTGAACTTACTGGACCTTTCTGAAAAGGACCAGCAACCGCAGCAATTGAAGTTGAAACAGCAGGAACAACATTAGTAAGATCAATTTCCCGTACATGAACGCCGGGTGAAACTAGAAATCCCATGTCTTTACTCCTAACTTAAAGAGAGTTGTTTGTTATACAGATATTTATAAAAAACTTCTTTTTCACAACATATTTTTATAAGTGTTATATCATATAAATAGAATCATGAATGATCATTACGAAAAATACAAGGACACCATCAAAAAGGTTTCACGAAGAAACTACCAGAAGCGGGTATTTCTCCTAAACGAATTCCTCACAGATAAATCTTGTATTCACTGTGGTGAGGCAGAACACGTTTGTCTCAAATTCTATCCTCATGATGCAGAGATACGCAAAGTATCCAAAAGAGTTGGAACAAGTGATGAGAGCCGCAAAGAGGTATTTCACCTAATTGATCAGTCTGTCATTCTATGTTACAACTGTTATATCAAGAAACATCATGATTTGATTGAATTTATCTGACCTATATATAATAGTAAATGATTTGAGTCATAAAGGAGTATCATTATGAAATCATTAATTTTTGGGGTATTTACCCTATTACTATGCATGTCTTCAGTTCATGCATCAACACAAGCAAAACTTATTATAGATACTGGACCATATGGTGTACATAGTTGGTTTCTGAAAGGTATCAAAGACGGTGCGTTTTCTAAACGTGGACTAGATATTGAATTTGTAGGAAAAGGCCCCGGCAGTTTTAAAAGTGGTCTGGCCCTCGCAACTGGAAGAGCAGATATTGGATACCATGACTATAATAGTGTAGTTCTTGTCAATAGTAAATCAGATAACCCTAAAGTTTTAGCAATCTTTGTCGTTGATGATTTGATGCAAAATACAATAATTACACTTAAATCATCGGGTATTAAGACAATCGATGATTTAGACGGACGTAAACTTGGTAGTCATCCCACTAGTTTTACTAATAAGATTTTAGCTACTGTAACATCTGCCAGTTGGATAGATGTTCCTGTACACATGCCTGCTCGCGTCCCTGCATTAGTATCTGGACATATTGATGCAATCGCCGGGTTTCCAACATCTTCGGTTTTCAATCTGGAAAAGGCCGGGGTTGGTATTGACGAATTAAACATCATTAAACTTAGTGATCACTATCCAATGGCGGTGAGCCGAGTAATCACTGTAAATGCAGACTGGGCAGAAAAAAATCCACAAGCGGTAAAAGTTCTCCGTGAGGTATCACGCGAATTACTAAACGATTTCATTAAAAATCCTGCTGCAAGTGTATCTGCATTGGAAGGTCCAATTGTATCTACAAGTAAAAAAGTAGATATTGAAGTTAGAAGGGCTCAATACGGTATTGACGAACTTGTTAATACACCATTTGTACAGAAGAATGGAATTAGTAATGCTAGTGCAGTTGGTCCTCGTTTAAGTGAATACACAACTCTACTGGTGGAAAAATTAAATTTACCAACTCGCCATCCTGACAACAAATATTTTGATCTAGGTGAATGAAACATACACTTATAACAATTTCTGTTGTTGTACTTATATGGGAGCTATTGATAAAGGGTGGCTATATTCCGGGCTTATGGGATATAGTCACTACTTTCTTTGAGTTATCAGTTAACCCAGATTTTCTTTATAACCTATGGATTAGTCTGTGTAGACTTGTTGTTGGTTGGTCAATTGGGATGTTAATTGGAACCACCATTGGTGTCTTCATGGGTAGTAATTTACATGTGAAGAAACTTATAATGCCACTAGTGAGTTGTTTATTTCCTATTCCAAAAATTGCACTATTGCCTCTATTCATAGTTCTTCTAGGAATAGGAGAAGTGAGCAAAGTAACAACTATTTTTATCGGGGCCTTCTTTCCCAGTATATTGATCGCATACAATTCTGTTATAAGAACACCCACTATCTATGCGGAAGCTTCTCGCGCTTGTGGTGGTGGTTATTGGTTTACTTTACGAAAAATAATTTTACCGTATAGTATGCCCACAATAATATCGGGATTTAGAACAAGCGGTAGTTTGTCATTGGTGTTATTGGTCGCAGCAGAAATGTTAGGTTCAAAGTATGGTTTGGGAAACTGGATATTCATAACTGGTGGAGAAATGGATTTTGCAGAAATGTTTGCTGGAATAATCTGGCTAAGTATAATTGGTTTAGGAATCGGTTGGGGTACAGAGTTTTTAAAACGTAGATTTTGTAGTTGGATTAAATACGGTGAGGGTGTTTAATTACCAACTTCTAGAACTATCTCTCACAATTGGTGACCATCGAGTTCCATATTCGTCTACCATCTCACCAATGTTCTCATCCTCAAGACCATTCACAATGAAACCAAATGGTGCCATATCCTGTTCAAGCATGTCCTGTTGTTCATTCATCATGACCCGTCGAATATCGTTATCGGTTAGTTCCTTAAAGTACTGTTGATCTGTCAACCACGCAAAGATAAAGAGACATGCAACTAGATCATCATTACACCCATCGTCTGCTTCAAATGACTGTCCCTTAACAATAAATGTAGAGAGTTCGTTGATACAATCATAATCCTCAAGAATAAGTTTGTTGTCTTCAACCAACTGTTTGAGATTAGAACAACCAATCTTTTTCACAGCCTTAGTTGTTCTTACCCCCAACTGCGCTCGGCCACCACTGAACCCTGCTCCAATGACCTGTCCTGCGCGTCCACGCATACTAGCCATAATAAGGTTGTCATACTCCAAGTCAAACTGCATCGCACTAGCAACCTGTTCTCCTATGTCATTGACCTCAATCAATACGAATGCTTGATTGTATGCTCTCGCAACATCGTATATCTTAGAGGGAAAGATAAGGGGTTTCAGTTCGTTATCTCTAAACTTTGCGGCCACTCTGTATGGTATTTCACTCACATC